GATTATCGCTTTTCGCCAGCGAAGATGATCGCGACCGGTAGGACAGGCTATACGAAACTTGTGGATGCTGGGTTGATTCAGGATGTAATCCATGTCTGAAACTACCACCGAACAACCGTTCGATCCCATCGAGAACACTCCCACCCCCGAAGAAACCGAACCCACCGTCCAAACCGAGGCTGTAGAGCCCGAGCAAGAGGCGACAGAGCCGGCTGATCCAGAGACCACCAAGACTGACGACGCGGAGGCCGAGCCGGCGGAGGACGCTGACAAACGTATGGCCCGCATGGCCCATGAGATGCGGGAAGCCAAGAAGCAGGCCCGCCAACTCAAGGCCGAATTGCAAGAGCTAAAGGGCCAGCGGCCACCGGCCGAACCGGACGCTGAGCTTGACCGCAAGGTGCAGGAACGCGCCGAGCAGCTATCCCGGCAGAAGGTGTTCGTGGACGTGTGCAACGACATCTACAAGCAAGGCGTGGATACGTATGGTAAGGCCGCATGGGACAGTGAGATCAAAGAACTGTCCAGCATGGCCGGCCAGTATGTCCCGCCAGTGATCATCGAGGCGGCGCAAGACGCCGGCAATCCGCATCAGATTCTGCATTATCTGGCGGAGAATCCCGATGAGTATGAGGTGTTGCTGAACCAGCCGGTGCACAAGACGGCGGTACAGATCGCCAAGATCGCTGCCAAGCTGCATACACCGAAGCCTGTCAGCAAGGCGCCAGCGCCGATCCGTCCGGTCACTGGGCCGGCGTCAGGCCCCAAGAACCTCGAAACCATGCCGTTGGATCAGTATATGCGCGAGATGAACCAACGCGACCGTCAGCGTCGGGGGTATTGAGATGGTAAAAGTCTATGACATCAAAACGGACGAGTTCCGCGAAGCGACACAGGAAGACGTGGATCGCATGGCGAGCGTAGTTCAAGCCTATGGTCGTTTGATCGAATGCGTCGAGCGACTGGAGGGCGCGGCCAATACCGCGATTGCATTGGCCGAATCGATTGCGACAGACCAAGGCAAATGGCGGCCACGGCGGCCCAAACCGGATTATCACTGATGCCGCAGGTGTATGACAGCATGATGGATTTGAAGCGCGAGATCACGCAACACGAGGTCGATCAACTGCTCTTAACGGAGCAGGCGTTTGGCCAGATCATCTTGGCGTTGGATCGGTTGTTGATCGAATGTAAGAGCGTGGCAGTAGGCGATGACACGCCCAAACCGTTCTTAGGCGCTATCAACGTTCTGTTGCGCGGCTAGATTCGCCTCTGACCATGCCTGCTTTCGCTTGCGCTCGCGTTGGTATTCTCTCTGATATTGCCGGTAATGTTCGCGATTCTTGTTGCGCCATGCCAGCATGGTGACGCGCAATTTCTCGACATTACTGGGATAGAGCCGGCGATGACAGAGCTTACATGCTGACATGCGGCCGTCTGTCTTGTTTCGTGAGTTGCTATAGAACCGATCTAACGTCTTTTCGGTATGACATTTGGTACAGGTTTTCGTTCGCATCGTCTATTTAATCCACTACCTGTCGATAGTGCAATATAAATAGCAATTACCACCTTCCGGCGGGTTATAGCCGAGATTGCGACCAGACCCCGCGTTATAGGGCTGAGGCCGGACCGGAGCTTATTTCGGGTCACCACCACTATATTTGGGGACACCGAATCCATGCCTACTAACACATTGCTCACTATTTCACAGATCACGCGTGAAGCGCTCCGTCTGTTTTTGAATTCTAATGCATTCTTGCAGACCATCGATAAGCAATACGATCCGCAGTTCGCCCGCACCGGCGGCGGCAAGATCGGCGCCACTCTGCGTATCCGTCTGCCGAACGACTATACCGTCCGCTCCGGCGCCAGTGCAGCGTCGCCGCAGGACACCACCGAGCGCAACACCACGTTGACCGTTGCCACCCAGAAGGGCGTTGACGTCAGCTTCAGTTCCGCCGATCTCAGTTTGTCTCTTTCCGACTTCGGAACAAGAATCCTTCGCCCCATGATGAACTCATTGGCCGGGGCTGTTGCGACTGACGTCATGAGCCTCGTCGAAGGCGTACCGAATGTCGTGCATGCGGTTGATGGTTCCAATAACACGATCTCGCCGACCGCCACCACGTGGCTTCAAGCGGGCGCCGTGCTCGATCAGCTTTCCGCCCCGCGTGGCGAGCGTTGCGCAATCCTCGACGTTTTGACCCAATCTCGGACAGTAGCGGGCTTCACCGGTCTGTTCAATCCCACCAACGATACCTCTGATCGTTGGCGCACCGGCCTGATGGGCACACGGGCTTTGGGCATCGATGATTGGCGGATGGATCAAACCGCGATCCTGCATACCACGGCGGCTTATGGCACACTTGCCACGGTCACCAGCGTGTCAGCGGATGGTCTTACGTTGACCACTGCGGCGCTCAATGGCCCCCTGACCAAGGGTGACATTGTCACGATCGTCGGTGTGAACAGCGTCAACCGCGTCACCAAGGCCGACAACGGCGTCTTGGCGCAGTTCGTTGTAACCGCGAATGCGGCGACCTCGGCCACCAGTGTGTCGATCTATCCGCCCCTGATCCCGCCCTCTGGCGGCAATCCGGTGCAGTATCAGACCGTCAGCCGGGCGATCTCTGGGTCTCCGGCGTTGGCCAGCCCGATCAAGGCGAGCGAGGTGTATCGCAAGAATTTCGTTTTCTTGAAGGAAGCTTTCACATTAGCAACGGCCGACCTCGATCTGCCGACTGGAGCGGTCGTTGACTGTTCGAGACAAGTTTACGATGGTGTCAGCATACGTATCATCCGGGATTACATTACGACAACCGATCAATGGTTGACCCGATCCGATATTTTGTACGGATATACGTCACCCCGTGCAGAATGGTGTGTGATTGTGGCTGACAGCACCTGATAAATCGCAGGTTTCCTAGGATTTCTACCAACCGCCCCATATATTGGGGCGGTTTTCTTTTCTGTCTATATTGACATCTCCGCATAGGATAATGTATTCTGATCCTGTATTCAAGAGGAAAGGGATACATTTGAAAGATTTAACTGGCCAACGTTTTGGCATTTTGACGGTAACTGGGTTCGCGTTCAAAGAGCGACTCAAGAGCGTGGCACCTCCGCGCAAGACTCCGTGCTGGCAGTATTATTGGAACTGCGTTTGCGATTGCGACAGCAGCAAGACGGTGACACTGAGCGTGAGCAATTTGAAGGTCGCCAAGAGTTGCGGTTGTGCACACCCTCGTACCAAACACGGCATGTTCAAACATCCTGCCTACAACACTTGGCATTCGATGATCGAGCGATGCCGTAACCCAAAGGTCCGGGACTATCACCGCTACGGCGGACGCGGCATCAAAGTGTGTGACCGTTGGATGAGTTTCGAGAACTTTTGGGCTGACGTGGGGCAGACTTGGCAAAAAGGGCTGACGATCGACCGAGAGGACAACGATAAGAACTACGAGCCCGGTAATTGTAAGTGGTCAACACCACTGCAACAGGCCCACAATCGCTGTGATAATCGCATCATTCCGACGCCTCATGGGCCGATGAACGTCACACAAGCCGCAAAAGCTTGCGGAATCCCGCGCAATACCATCTACGCCCGCATCCTATATGGCTGGAAGGATGAAGACCTACTTCTGCCGGTTGGCGAGTACAGGGATGACGAGGGCAAATTCACTCATGCAAGGGGTCGCACCGGCCCATAGCTCACGATATACGTATGACTTAACCTACAGCCCCGAGGCACTCCCTCGGGGCTTTTCTTTCTAAATACGGGATGACCATTAAGAAACTCACGCCAGCAGAGGCGGAAACCCATGCTCTCGTGCACTCATGGCGCACGATGAAGCAAAGCGTCCACCCAGCCGATTGGGCGAAGGCACATCCCCCCAAGCCAGAGACCGAAGATGCAAAGCCAGAGATGACGGGAACGGCCAAAGCGGGACAGCCGACCATACGTATTACGCCCGCCACCGAGGATATTACCGATGCCGATGACCAGCCTCGATCTGATACATTTAAGCCTGAAAGCAGCTAACGTCACTGGAATTGGCCAAACTCCAGATAGCGAGGACGTCAATGACTGTTTCATCCTGCTCCAAGCCATGTTGGGCCAATGGAACCGCAAACGTTGGCTAATCCCCAATATGGTCGATACCGGGTTCGTCTCGACTGGCGCCGACAGTTATACTGTTGGCACTGGTGGCGACTTTCCGATTGATCGCCCCGACTGCATCGAAGCCGCTTACGTCCGCCTCCTACCGGTGAATGGGCCGAGCCCGGTCGATATCGGTCTCCAAGTCATCGAGGCCCACGAAGACTACGTCAGTATCGCCTGCAAGACCCTGCAAGCCTTCCCAAGCATTCTGTTCTATGACGCCACCTATCCGCTGGGCAATATCTTGCTCTATCCGGTGGCGATCGAGGGAATGTACGAAATCCACGTCCTCACCAAGGGCGTCCTCACCATTCCGCCCGATCTCACCACGCCGTTCATCATCCCGCCCGAATACATCGATGCGCTGATTTGGAACATGGCGTGTCGCATCCGGCCGATCTTCGGTGCCCCCGCCGATCCGGTCTCGGTGGTGTTCGCCAAGGTTGCGCTCAACACGATCCGTTCCTCCAACGCCCAAGTGCCACGGCTGTCCTGCCCACCGGCGCTATGGCGCCATAGCGGGCGCTGGGCGGGTCATGGCATCCCGAGCTACGCGAGCTTGAATTGACGTACACTGAACTCCTCGGGGGCGCCTACAAGACCCGCACGTTGGTCTCTGCCGCGCAACGGTGCCTGAACCTTTACCTCGAAAAGACCCCGGTCTCACGGCTGTCCGGCACCGGCGAGCCAACACCCAATAGCCACAACGTCACCCCCGGCACGCGACGGCTCTCCGTGGCGCCACAAGAGCGCATCCGTGGCCTCTACAGGGCCACTAGCGGCAAGCTCTACGGCGTCGCCGGCCAAGACCTCTACTACATCAGCCCCGACTGGGTCTGGCATCAGGTCGGCCACATACAGCCCTCCAAGCCATCCACCGCCGTCCCCCGCACCACGCCGGTGAGCATCGTCGATAGCGGTATCGATGCCGTCTT